TTACAGGACAAGCTGACCATCGACCTTGGCCCTCCACGCCATCTCCACGAGATTGTCCTGCAACGCGATCGTGTCGTTCGGCGCCAACGTGAACGGCGCGACCGCCAGGAACCACATCAACCGTTCAACGCCATCCACCTGTGCCGTCACGAAGATGGCTCGGCACTCCGGCCAGTCGGCCGTACCCGTGTTCCGCCAGGCCGGGTTGGCCACGGCCGCGCGGGCATCGGCGCCATCGGCGTCGGTGATCACCGACCAACTTAGCGGGATCGGGACGTAGCCCTCGGCGTCATCCAGTTCCGACAGATCGGCCAGCGCCAGTGTGGTGTTGGCCCCAGCCACGTCGGTGGCGGCCAGACGGAGCTTCCATCCGGACCATGCACAAGCCGCCGGGCCCTGGAAGGCCCGCTTGGCGATTGCCTCCATGTAGTCCCGCGTGATCATGTGTCGATCGCACTCCGGTAGTCGCGGACCCGCAGCTCGTATCGCAGGCGCAGTGTCTCGCCGGGATGAATTCGCACGCCGGTGATCAGAACCGCCGAGGCCACGAGCGCAGGCGGCGTGGTGTCGGTGATGATGTAGACAGCGCCGATCTCCAGCGTGCTGCCGCGCCACCGAAAAGCCTCGACCTGGTCGTGGGCGGCGGTGTTGGGCCGAAGGCTGTAGAAGGTAGACAGCCCGTCATAAGAACCGCCCGCCGAATGGATGTGCAGTGTGTCGGCGGTGTTGCTCTGGACGATGAACTTCCCGCCGCCGAGCCAGCAGGCGTAGCCGACCCATTGGCCCGGCGTCCAGGCTTTGCCCTCATCCTTTACATCCCAGCCGTGGAGGGGATCGGTCGTCACCTCGCCCCGGCCTTCCTCCTCGGCCAGGAACCGACCGGGATGGCCGTGCGGCACGTTCCACGGGAAGCCGTGCGAGTCCGGGCTGTATTCGCTGTCCTTGAACCAGTAGCCGGGCGTTCCGGTGTCCGGGTTGCCCTGCGTGGTCCAGGGCACGGCATTGCGCCAGCTCAGCCAGTCGCTGATGACGCGGACGGCGTTGCTCAGGCGACTGACGATGAACGTGACCGGCTTGGTCTCGTACTGCATGATCGCCTTGTGGGCCCCGTCGGCGGCGTAGTCGGCGGCACCGCCGTCGTTGGCGTAGAAGTCCTGCAGGTGCGCCCAGGTGGTCTCCTTGTCGAGCTTGAGCGTCGCGGGTGCCGGCGTCTTGCGGGTGTAGTTGGGCCGATGATCCGGATTCCAGGGGATATTGATGCCCGTGAGCCCAGCCCTGAAGGTAACGGCCTGGCCGAGGAACGCGGCCCGCCAGAGCTTCTCCGCGCCTTCCTTGTGGAAGGTATTCGGCAGCGCGAGGCGCCGCTGACCGATCTCGATGATGAACTCACCCATACGTCCCCCGGTACCAGAGCACATCGAAGAGCCAGCAGCCTACGCCCGCCCAGTACACGACCACGCGTCCGACGGGTACCTTGCCGGCACCCGGGTAGATCGACTCGCCGATGTTGTAGAGGTTGCTGTTGAGGTCATCGCCGCCGGCAACATCCTGCCACGTTCCGTTGGCCGCCGGGTTGACCTGCTGGCCGCTGTAGAGGAACGGCGGCGAACTGCCCTCGACCTGGGTGATCCGGGCATACCGTCGCTCGCCGCCTCCACCGGCCTGGCCGACCCGAACCACGGCCCACTGCTCGCCGGTGCCCTCGGCCTTCCAGAGGATCTGGGCGCCACCGGAGCCCGAGGCGCTGCGCAGCGCGCCGCATTCACCCTCGGCCGCCTCGGCGAAGCCGTGGCCGACGTCCTGGACATCGAGCTTGACCGGGCAGATGCCCTGGGCCATCGCCAAGCCGATGGTGCCGTCGGCCAGGGGTTCAAGGAGGATCACAAAGCGATTGGCGTGCTCGGCGGCCGGTGTGACACCCACCAGCGCGGGAGCGTTCTTGAAGGCATCCTCATCGTCGGCCGGATCGAAGATGACACCGTCGACGCCCAGGACGTCGAAGCGGTTCCGGTCGGCGCCGCTGTCGTTGCGGATACGCACGATGCCGGACGGCCGGGTGAGCGGCTGGGCATCCTGCGTCTGGTTCTGTTGGCGCGACCGAAGATCCTGGGCGGCCTCGATGAAGGCGTTGAACGTCCCGGCCGGGATGACCAGCGGATCGCCGGGTTTGACCTTCCTGAGTGCATCGGCCATCGCTCATACTCCGATGCCCAGGATGCTGAAGTCCGCGTCCTCGTAGACCTTCTCGACGTAGGCGGCGATGGGCTTCTTGATCAGGGCATTTGCGGCAGTGTCTTCGGCGTCCTGGTACCGCACCCACAGGTACTCCCAGCCCTTCTTGTCGATGCCGGTGATCTCGCCCACGGAGATGTTCGTCTTGTTCGGGCTGACCGCGAAGCGGTAGGTGATCTCCCAATCGTCGGCGCCGCGTTTCGAGCCGGTCGCGCCCAGGAACAGGCACTCCCCGGCGGCGCAGCCCTTGAACGGGGCGTTGTTGACCTTGCCGGTCAGCCGGAACAGGGCGACACGGTACGCCAACGTGACCAGCACCGTCGGCAGGTAATGCGTCTCGGCGAAGCTGCAGGCCGGGATGGTGATGTCGACACCCTCGACGTTGTCGGGCGTGACGCCGATGGCGCCTTTGAAGTCCGGGGCGGTCTTGCCCGTCGGGGCGTACTTGTGAACGGTCTGGATGGACTGCGTGATGTGCTGCGTGCCGCCGGTGGTGTCGAACGAGTAGGTCGACTCGCCTTGCTTGGGCTGCGGCCACAGCCCATACCGCACCGTAGCGATCCACTGGCCGTCTCCGTGGCTCTCGTCCACCCACTCCGGCTCGAGCTGCAGGCTCTGGCGGAGCAGCCCCTGGTAGATCAGTGGTGTGGCCGCTTCGACCGCCGCGACGGCGGCGGCATCGTCCGCCGTGCCGGTGAGGATATAGACGAGCTCCACGCTGGGGTTCTCGCCCAGCGAGACCCGGCGGCTGTCGAGCTTTTCCAGCATCGTGATCGGCACGATTCATCCTCACGAGGCAAAGGCCATCGGGTGATCCCGGATGTCCTTGCGCAACTGCTCCACGCCCTTGGCCGTGCGTTCCGTGGCCCCGGCGATCCGGTCCTGGACGCCGCCGGCCTGCAGGCCCAGCGTCGAGGAAACGTTGAACGTCCCGATGACACTCGCCTTGGCAGCCAGCAGATCGCCCAGGCCCTCCAGCTGGTCCTTGAGCCCGGCCAGCGGGCCGCGCTTGCCGCCGGGTGCGTTCTCGTCGGGCTTCTCGGTGCGTTTCTGCCGAGCCTGAGTTAACGCGGCATCAAGTTCCTTGCGGGCTTGTTCCAGGTCCGCTTTGGTCTTGGCCAGCTTGGCGTTCGTCTCGGCATCGAGTGCCCGGGAGGCCTCGACGTCCTTCTCGACGATCTCGCGCTGCCGGGCCTCGTACCGGCCCTGTTCGGCGCCCAGGTCCCGCTGGCGCTCGTTGGCGATCGCGGCCAGGGCGGCGTCCTTCTCCGCGTTGATCTTCTGCTCGGCGGCCACGAGGGCCTGGTCGGCGGCGAGGTTGGCGGCCTCGACGTCGAAGCCCTCGTCGAACAGGGACTTGATCCAGTTCCAGGCCTTCGTCGCCAGGTTGACCATCGTAGCCCACTCCACGGCGAACCGGCTGGAGAACCGCGCCCACGTGTCCGACAGGAACGCGGTCAGCCGGATCCAGCCGACCTTCAGCGCGTGCCAGGCGTCGGCGGCAATGGCCTGGGCGCCGAACCACATGTCGTAGAACCGCTGGAGAAAGAATTGCTTGCCCGCCAGCCACACCCGCTGCAGCGCCGTCATGCCCTCCTGCCAAAGGAGCTTGAGCGAGAGCCACAGGATCCTGGCGGCCAGGGCGATATCGCCGGCCGCCAGGGCGTTGGCGATGCCCTCGGTCACCTCCTGGACGGCATCCCGCATGCGGCCGAACTGCTTACCGATCCATTCGATCGCCTGGCCGCCGGCGCCGGTATAGGCCAGGATGGCGGTGCCCAGCGCGACAATCGCCGCGATGACCAGGCCGACCGGCGAGAGGAGCGAGGTCAGCATCGTGATGATCAGGCCGATGACCTTCGTGGCCGTGCCGGTGATGAACGCCAGGCCACCCAGTGCCTTGGCGGCGATCGTGGCCGAGACGCTCAGCGTCAGCAGGCCCAAACCCAAAGCGCCGACGCCGGCGACGATCAGGGCGGCGGTGCGGATGAGCCGGACGTTCTGCGAGACCCACTGTGACAGCGCGGTGACCAGTTTGGTCACGTACTGCGTGACGCCGCGAACCATCGGACCGAGCACCTTGCCCAGCGAGATCTTCAGGCCCTCGGCCGCGCTCTGGAGGATGATCACATCGCCCTTGAGCGTGTCGAGCTGGATGCCGGCGATCCGGCCCGCCGTGCCCTTGGCATCCTTGAGCGAGGCGGTGAACTCGCGGAGCTTGTCTCCCCCCTGACTGAGCAGTTCGGCAAAGCCCGCCGCCTGCCGGGCATCGAAGATCCGGCCGATGATCCCGAGCTTCTGGCCGGTGCCCAGGCCGGCCAATGCTCGATTCATGTCGTCAATGATGGCGGCCAGCGATCGAACGTTGCCCTTGCTGTCCAGGACGCGGACGCTCATCGCCCGCAACTGGTCGGCGGCCTCCTTGCTGGGATCGGTCAGCGACAGCAGGGCGCCGCGGAGCGTCGTGCCAGCCATGTCCGCCTGGATGCCGGCGTTGGAGAGCATCTGGACGGCGCCGACGATCTCCTCCAAGCCGATCCCGGCCGATTTGGCGATCGGGCCGACGTACTTCATCGCGTCGCCCAACTGCCGCAGGTCGGTATTGGCCGTGGTCATCGCCTTGGTCAGGACATCGACGGCCTCGCCCAGGTGGTCGGCCTCGATGCCCATGCCCGCCATGATCTTGGCGGCGATGTCGGCCGACTCGGCGATGCCAATCTGGCCGGCGGCGGCCATGTCGAGCGTCGGGCCGATGGCCGCGAGGATCTGATCCACCTTGTAGCCGGCCAGCGCGAAGAAGCTCATCGCGTCGGCGGCGTCGCGGGCGGTGAAGACCGTGGTCTCGCCCAGGCGTCGGGCCTCGGCGGTCAGCTTGTCGAACTGGTCTCGATTGGCGCCGGTGAGGGCCCGCACGCGGGCCATCTGGTATTCGAAGTCCGCGAAGGTCTTCGTGGCCACGGCGGCGGGTGCCCCGACGGCCGCCGCGATGCCGGTCAGCTGCAGCCCGGCGGATCGCAGGCCGGTGGCGAAGGCCTGGAGTTGGCGCTGCGCCCGCTTGAGCCCGGCGCTGAGCTTGTCGTCCACGCCGAGTTCGACGAACGCACGGCCGGCCCGGATGCCCGCGGTATTCGCCACGTCAGTTCCCTCGCACGCTGCCGGCCCAGAGCGCCGGCAGCTTGTCCCGCTCCTTCTCTAACGCCGGCCCCATGAACGGCCGGGCACGAACACGCAGTTTCCGGCCGAGGTCGCGTCGCCGGCGCCACCAGCGGGGCCGCTCGGAGACGCCGCCGAACTCCAGCACGTTGGGCGCCTTGGACCGCTTGAAGCCCACCGGCCCGACGACCACCGAATCGCTGCTGCGGTCGTACCCGAACAGAATCCACCGCCGCAGCAGGCCGGTGTGCGAATACGGCGGCCTGCCCGGCTTGGAGGTGCCCTTGCGCTTGCGGATGCTGGTGCGGGCGGTGGTGCGGATGAACGCGCCGGCCTTCGAGAGCACCTCGCGTTTGGCCTTGTCGACCGCCCGCAGGACGACCTGGCGATCGAAGAACAGGTTCTTGATCCGCAGGTCGATCATTCGGGCTTGTTGACCTTGCCGACCGCCAGGCGCATGGCCGCGCCGGTCAGGCCGGCGATGGTGGTCCCGAGCGCAACGTACTGCTGCTCGGTCAGCCAGTTGGCCGCACCGTCAATCAATACATCCAAACTCCAGCACGCCCCCAGCAGGCTGAGAAGCAGGCTGCCGATGATCGTCTTCTTGCCGTCCAGCCACGTCAGCATGCGTCGCCTCCTTGCGATCCAGGTAGTAGGTGCCGCCCAGATGAACGTGCAGTGTGCAGCCCGCGATCAGCAGACTGCACACTGCCGGGAGAGAGAGCGTCCAGAATCGCCGTGTCACGGCCCACCCTCGTTGGCCGGCTGCGTGGCCGGGGCCTCGAGGTCCGGGCCCTGATCACCCTGCGTGGCCGCCGCGACGTTGGCCGACACGCCGATCGTCTCGACCGTGCCGTCCCAGACGAAGCCGGTGCCCACGACGCCGTAGCCCCGGCTGCGGTAGCCCGGGTTGATCAGCGATCCCTGGCCCTGCAACTGGCCGGTCCGCTGGCTCAGCTCGGCGATTCCCTTCTCGATGGCCGGCGTGAGGATCTTCTCGAACACGTCGTTCTTGGCCCGCTCGATCGGCTCGGTGTTCGGGGCACAGCCGCCGAACGTCCCCAGGCCGAATAGCAAAGCCAGAATGGCCACCAGCGTCTCGATCAGCGACACCACACAGAATCCACGTCTCATGGGATCAACCTCCTTGTACCGGTACACGTCCATGCACGAACACGTCCTTCAGAACATCCACGCCCACCCGTACCGACACGGCGCTCCGGGCAAAGGGATCGAAGTCGCTCGGTCGGAATGCCCGCGTCCGCCTGGGATCGCGGTGGGTATTGGCGATCAGGGCCATCAGCGAGCTGGTCCGCTGCCAGGCATCCCGCATCCGGGCCTCGGCCATCGCGATCAGTTCGCGGAGGGTGAAAGGCCCGGGATTGACGCCGCAGATTCCGGCACATCGCCAGATGAGCTCATCGCCGTCGCGAGCGCCTGCTCGCCCAGCTGTTCCAGCACCCCGCTGTCGAGCCGCTGCTCGATCAGGTCCCTCGCTCGGTCCATCATCCGCCGCGTCGCCGTCAACACCCGCCCGAGGTTCGCCCGGTCCCTCGGGCTCGGGCAAAAAGCCACGAGTTCCTCCAGCAGGGCCGTGGTCGCGTGCTCGATGGCGTCGCCGGCCATCGCCCGGCCGAACTCCTCGTCGGTGATGTTGCGGGCGTCGGCCTCGGGCTTGCAGACGGCATAGACCACGTCGCACAGGAGCACGGGGTCGCGGATCAGCCGCTCGATCAACGTGCCCTCGACGATCTCCAGCAGGTTGACGTTCAGCAGGCCGCGAACCCGCTTGATGGCGTCCACGTTGATGGTCACCGTCCAGGTCCGCCCGGCGTTGTCGGCGAAGGTCTTCATCACGTGCCACCGATCCAGGTGGGCGCCGTCGCCGAATAGGCCACCTTGGCGGTGACCGACACGGTGATCGCCTCCTCCAAGGCCTCACTGCGGCTGAACGCGGTGATCATGAAGTCGGCCTGCAGGCCCTGGCCGGCCTCACCGTCGAGCACCTGCAATCCGATGATGTCATTGCTCAGGTAGGCGTTCTTGATGGCCGTGAAGCCGGCGTCGGCGGTGTCCCAGACCATCTCGAACTCGACGCTGGCCTCCTTGAGCGTCGCGGCCGTCGCCCGCCATCCGTTATTGGCCCGGGTGGTGACGTCGGCCTCGCCGGTCTCCATCGAGAGGGTCACATCCCGCACGTTGGTCAGCGCGGTCCATTCTCCCGCACCGCCCTGGCCGCCGGCCTTGAACAGCAGCTTGGCCTCCATGCCCAGTTTGAAAGACATCGCAGGTACCTCCTATCGGCGCTTCACCCGATACGTCACCGTGATGACGCTGGTGAACTGCCGAAACTGATCCAAATGTTCCACCGACAACAGCGGCTCATGCCGCGTCACCATCCACAGACAATCGGTCACGCCCTCCAGACGCGTCGTTCGCAGGTGATCACCGATCGCCTCGGCAAGCCCGACCAAGGCATCGAGCGTCGTCTGGTCCTGCGGATCGACCCTCTGCTGCACACCGATATCGATCGTGCAATCGCAAAACACGTCCAGCCGCGTGGCCGGCTCGACCGTCATCGACTTCGGCACCACGCTGACATGGAGCGTGTCCATCTCGGCCAGCTCGAACGTCGGCTGGTAGAGCCGTTCGGCCGTGAATGGCCGGGCGAACGACCGGCTGTTCAGGCTCACGACGACCATATCGGCGATGTCCGTGATGACCGACATCAGGCTTCCTCCCGCGCGATACAGGGCCGCGAGATGATCTTGTCATGCAGCGAGCGATGCAGCTTGAGCAGGTCGCAGGTCATGTTGGTCAACTCGCGGATCGCCTCGGTGTTGGCCGCGATGATCCGGTTGTTGGCCTCCAGGACCTCCAGCAGTTTGCGAATCAGCCAGATCACCACGCCTAGCAGGACGACGGAGAAGCCCAGGAAGCCGTACTGCACCACGGGCTGGATCATCCAGTTTTCCATCATGCGGCCTCCGTGCCCACGTGCTTGGTGTGAATCCGCAGCGTGCGGCGGTACGGATCGCTGTAGCGATACGGCGGCTCCGCCCCCGGCGCCATCACCTCGTACACGAACACCTGATCGCCATCGGTCTCCCGCACGCGATCGCCGGCCCTCGGTACCGTTTGCATACCCGCAAGCACCAGATCGGTGGTGAGCACCAGGTAGTCGCGGGATTCGGTTCGGTGGACGATGCCGTATTCGTCTGCCTGCTCGAACACCGTTCGACCGACCGTCGCGGACAGGGCTACCGCATCCGCGCCGCGGCGGTACTCCACGGAACGCGTCATGTGCCGCGTTCGCTGGTCATCGAGCCAAGCCGAGCCTTGTTCGAGCAGATCACTCATGTCACAGATCCGGGACCTCGGGGAAACCGGACATCAACCGCACCTGCACCTTCACCTCACCGGAACCCGCATAGGCCACCGCATGCCCGAGCCGCTTGTAGCCACCGTAGTCGCTGCTCGTGGCCACTCGCTTGGCGACGTGGTCCCAATAGAGCTGCTGGCCGGCGCCGATGACTTCGCCCGACGCCTTGGGAAACTCGAATACGCCGGTCACGGCGAGCGAGCCTCGCTGGTTGGCCTTGATCTCGACGCGGGCCACACCGACGAGATCGCCCACGACGACAACGTCGCCGGCGTTCACCTGTGTGCCGGGCACAAAGTCGATCGCATTGCCTTCGTGGATGTACGTGGCGCCCATCCCGTTGCCTCCCGACGTCAGGGCCGCAACAACGCCCGCACGGTCGCATCCGCGGCAGCCGCATCACGAACCGCCTTGCCGATCAGCTTGTTGCTGGTCGCTGTCGGCGTGGCGACCTTGTTCGTGTTGTCCCAGTACACCAGCGTGCCGGCGGTGATCGCCGTGGCGGCGACCTTCGGGAAGTCGAAGACCCCGTAGACCGCCAGGGCGCCCAGCACACCGGCCGCGATGTCCATCCGGGCCACGCCCACCAGATCGCCTTGCACGACCACGTCGCCCGCCGCGACATTCGCGCCGGGCGTGTAGTCGACCGCATCGCCTTCATGTCGAAAGATCGTTGCCGGCATCGTCGATACCTCCTAGGCTTACGCCTCGCCCTTGACCTTCACCGCCGCCCGGAAGTCCTGCATGGCCACGCCGAAGTCGAAGTACCCGCGCCACTGCATGCCCAGTGTGTTGAAGCTGGTCTCGCCACTCTCGATCGTCGGCGTCCGCTTGCCCCGGAGGTACGCGATCTCGATGGCCGCCACGTCCGCCGGATTGGCGAACAGGTACCAGGCCTTCGCGCTGCCGCCAGTGAGGTTGAGGGCGTTGAGGTACGGGCTGGCCACCGGCTTCCACTTGCCCGCGTGCGGGTTGTCCATCGGGCTGGGCTTGCCGGCCGTGGTCGTCTCGTTCACCCGGGTCTCGGTCATCAACTGCTGGGCCAGGACCTTCAGGGCCGTGGGCACCAGCAGCACGGCCGGGCTGAGCAGGATCGGCCGGCCGTCGATGTCCGTCTGGTCCAGGAACTTCTGCTCGGCCAGCGTCAGCGACCCGATTGACAGGTTCGTGTCCGCGCCCGAGAGGAAGTTCTTGTTGGTGGTGCTGAAGAAGTTGCCCGGATTGCTCAGGAGCAGTTCGTACACCGCCTCCTCGCGCTTCAGGGCCGACATGCGGCCGATGAGACGCGGGATCTGGAGGAACGCCCCGAGGTCGTCGTTGATCATCATCTGACGCGTCAGCGCGATCATCCGGCCGAACGTGTCGATGCGGTTCTTGTAGGATTCCTCGATCAGCGTGGTGTGCTTCAGTTCGCCGTCGGGGCCGACCTTCTCGAAGATCCCGTTGCCGGTCAACCGGTAGCGGGTGACCTCCTTGAAGTCGTTGACATCCGTCTCGGCGCAGAAGAAGCCGACGGTGCTCTCGACCGCCTGGTAGGCGGCCAGCATCGCCTTGTTGGCCACGTTGGAGAGGATGCCGGTCAGCGAGATGGTCGAGAACCCGCTGGCCGCCTGGATGAGCCGCTGGTCGGCCGCGAACGCCGCCCGGATCATCTCGTTGTCCACCCGGCCCGGGCGGACATGGTCGCCGGCAGCGCGGATGACCTCGTAGAGCAGCGTGTGCAAGCCCGCACCCCGCAAATCGCGGGACAATGCCGCGTTCATGGACCGCTCGTCGTACCAGCCAGCGACCTGCCGCTCGGGCAGACCCGCCGACAGGCACATGGCCGCCTCGATGGCGCCGGCGTTGAGACCGTCGCCGCCACGTCGGATGCCGGTGACCGCCGGGCGCTCGGCCCGCAGGACCTCCAGTTCGGTCTTCGTGGCGTCCCAGCCCTCGGTGATCGCTTTGGCCTCGATCTCGGCGTGTTTGCCGGCGCAGATTCGGCGGATATCGCCGATCCGCTGCGTCTCGGCGGCCGCCTCCGCGCGGAGCGTGGCCACGACGTTGCCGGGCGGATTGTCCGGCGGCTCGGGCGGGTCCGGCTCATCGGCCGGCTTCTGCTCGGCGTCGTACATGGCCTGCAGGCTGGCCTTCTGCGCGTCGCTCAGTTCGTCAAACACAAACCCCTTTGCCTCGACCCATTGTCGGAAGTCCATGATGGTCTCCTTCGTACCTGTACCGACGGCAGAAGCCGTCACCTGGGCGCTGGTGTTGTCGTCGGCGCCCAGCGCGACGAAGCTGATCTCGCCGAGCGTCGCCCTCCGGACGACATGGACCGGTCCCTCGAACTCACGCCCGTTGGCCGACACCGTGCGGCCCTTGGGCACGAACTCCACGCGCTCGGCCAAGGCTCCCAGCGACGCCTGCCACGGGAAGCCGTTGTGACTGCTCTCGATGATCTCCCGGGCGACCGCGCCGGCGCCCGAGATCACACCGGAGACGAGCAGGCTGTTGTCCTGGATGCTGATCGCGTCGGTGTGCCCGACGATCAGGCTGCGATTGTGGTCCTTGAGGATCGGCCGGCTCTTGGCGGTGACCCGCAGGCCGGCCAGGTCCACGACCACCGGGTGCGGCCAGCCGGCCAGGATCATCGGCCCGCCGGTGTAGGCGATCATGCCGAACCGCCGTAGCGGCGGACGATCCCCTTCGGCGGCGGCCTCGATCGTGGCCCACCCGCCGACGGGGGCACAGAGCTGCAGCAGGCGTGGGGGGTTACTCGTCGGCATCGTCGCCGGCCTCCTTGCCGATCGGAACGGTCTGCTCCACGACTAGATCGAGCTCCTTCATCAATGCGACCTCCTTGGCCCGCTGGCGGAGTTCGGTCTCCCAATCGCGTCCAATGCGGGCATACTCGGCCGCCAGTGTGGTCGTGTGGCTGGTCAGCCGCGTCGCCTGGGCGCTGGCCTCCTTGGCCGGATCGACATGCTCGTGGCCGTCCCAGAACCACTGGTGCGGCAGGTCGGTATCGCGCATGCGGGCGGCCTGCGGCAGGAGCCCTTCGACGAGAACGGCCTCACCGAGCCAAGCGGCAAAGATGCGGTCGAGAACGGTGGCTCCGAGGTGTTCCTGTTCGACGCGGATGCTCTTGAAGTAGGTCTGGTGGTCGAGGCGCCCTGAGGCGTAGTTGTAGCCCGAGGAATTGGCCGCCGCGACGTTGTACGGCATATTCAGGCAGCGGGCGATCTCGTTGAGGATCTCCCGCTTGAACTCGCCGTAGGTGGTGCTCGGTTGCTCGGCCTGGACCTGGGACATCTTCCAGCCGCCGGGCATCGTCAGCAGCGAGCGGGCCTCGAGTTCGATGGCGTCCATCGGCTCGACGCTCTCGGCCTCGCCGTTGGGCGGGGCGTCGGTGTAGAGGATGCCGGCGAAGTCGGCGGCGGTTTCCGCGGCGCCCAACACGGCCAACGTGTAGCGCCGCAGTTGAGCGAACAGCGGCAGCGCGGGCGTGATGTCGGGGATGCCCCGGCTCTGGCCCGGCCGATCGCCTCGGAAGTAGTGGATGACCGCCTCAGCGGGCACGCGCTGGTAGTCGAGCCCCATGCCGGCGCTCGCCCGGTCATCGCCCGGGTGGGCCTTGAGCACGTGGTACTCGATCGGATTGCCGAAGGGGTCGAAGACGATCCCGTCGATCGCGTGGTCGTCCAGGATGGACAGGTCGGGCGTGGTGACCTGGTCGGCCTCGATCAGCCGCAGGTCGAGCTTCACGGCCGAGGCCAGACGGGGGTTGCTGGCCAGAATGGCGAAGGCCTCACCATCGGTTGCCCTGGCCATCCGCATCGTGCGGAGCTTCTCGGCCAAGCCGACGGCCCTGGCCCAGCGGCTGAACTCGCGTTCGATTCGCTGATTGACCTCGGCGTTGTCGGCCAGCAGCTGCAGCCGCGGGCCGGTGCCGATGACGTCGTTGGCCAGCGTCAGGACGATGCCCTTGGCATAGGCGTTGTTGGCGACTTCGTAGCGGGCGCGATTGCGAAGGATCCGCCGCACATCGGGGCTGGCGGCCGCATCGGCGCTGAGGCCGTCGGCGTTCGCCCAGTGCCGGCGATTCTCGTCGTTGGTGACGGCGGCATCGTAGCGAGCCTGGATAAGCCGGCCGCCACGCACCACGGCGATGCCCGTGGGCGTCGTTTGCCTGCTCGTCTTGGGCCACAGCCACTTCAGCACGTCATGCGCTCCCAGGTGGAACGATCTTCGAGAACCGAACGCCGCGTCGGGGGTTCTGCACCGCTTCCTTGCTGGCCAGGTACCGATCCGCCTCGATCTGGTCGGCCAGGCTGTGCTGCTCGACGCTGCCGGCATCGCCCGAGGCCTTGGCCGGCCCGGCGGCGTTCTCGCGGATGGCGTTTGAGAGGGTCGGATCGGGCATCAGTTGTTTCCCGGATGGCCCAGCGTCCACATTCGGCGTCGGTGCCGGCGCTCCCGCTGGGCGTAGGTGTTCACCGCCCGGGCCGGGTTGCGGCCCTCCAGGTGGGCAACCCACGCCTCCTGCAGGGCGTCCTCCTTGTCCGGCGCCCTCACCAGGCGCAGTTCGAGCGCCAGCTTCCGGTCGTCCGTGATCGGAGGAAGAACACTGCTCATCCACCCTGTACCGACACGAGCTGGGCGCTCCAGGGCACTTAGTCGGGGGTTGACATGCAGATTGTTACAGATCTGTACTGCCTCCGGCCGTCTCGCGGGTGGCAACGCGCCGGCCGCAATGCCGACACCGCCGAATTCGAAGGATGAAGCCGTGCCGCTGACGCGTGTAGACCACCGGCAGATGCGAGCAGCCGCACTTCGGGCAACGAAGCCCGCGAGGCTCATTGGGCTTACTGTCTCCAGCCGGCTTCATCGCTTGGTCCTCCGCAGCTCGGACAGCCGGATACGCTCGCGCGGCACCGGTCGTGTGTCCGTCCCGAACAGCACGGCGCCCTGTATGGACGCCGCGACCGCACAGCCGACAAGGCAATCGAGCCAGTGGTTGTCCAGGCCCTCGACGCGAAGCTTCCATTCATCCACCGTGCGACCACGACCCTCGGTCTTCACGCGGTACTCCGCGGTCAGGTGCTCGGCCAGCAGGACGTGCTGCTCGGGCTTGCGGCCGAACAGCGACATCGCGCCCGGGTCGCCCATGGGCACGGCCAGCCGGGCGTGGATGAACGACTTCCACCAGTTCGTGTCGTACACGACGTGCCGCACGGCCCGCTTGCCGGTCACCACCGGGATGCGCCAGTTCAGGCCGACGCGATCGCCGCGCTTCCGCTTGTACTCGCTGAACGGGATGCTCGATGCGCCCACGTACCGCCCGTGGCTGGGCAACAGGACGCCGGCATACTTGCTCTGGCGGCAGAACTGGTAGACCACATCGGACGAGTTGCCCCAGTTGGCGTCGATCAGGCAGCGGTCGACCCGCACCATCGCGCCGTCGTCCCGGCGCCACTCGCGACCGAGCGTCGCCTCGGTCAGCCGTTCCAGGCCGGCGTAGATGGCTCCCTCCAGCCCTGCCCGAGGTGAGACGCTGCCCAGCGTCCGCTGGATGTCGCGGAGCGTGAAGTAACCGGCCCGCTGGTCGGGCTCCGTGCCGTAGTCGATGACATAACCCGAGAAGCTGTCCTCCCACGCGGCCACCAGCCAGAACAACGCCTTAGCCTGCACATCGATAAACATCGTGAGGTGCGTGCAGCCCAGCGGGACCTCGCCTCGCTTGTAGCCGTTGACCTTGGCGGCGATCTGGTCGGCGGTCAGCAGGTCATCATCCGGCAGGTCCTCGGGCAGCGGCTCGTTTTGGTACTCGGCGAAGAACGCCGCCTCGCCCCGGTCGAGCTTCAGGTCCATCGCATGCTGGATAGCCGAGATTTCATCCGGGTGGTGCCGCTCGGGCCAAGCAACGACGGCGCCTTCATCCATCTGGGCCCGATGCGTGCGATAGAACTCCGTCGCCTCGCCCATGCCGCGATCGGCCCGCATCCCCTCGCGCCAGATCTCGGTGTACCGTGCCCACAGGGCCTCGTTCGTCGGCCAGGCGTAGACCATCTTCGTCCGTTCGCCTTGCCACTGCGGGTGCTTCTCGCGGTCGAGGATGCGATCGGCCATGTCGTCCGGACGCACGACAGTCAGCGTCATCAGCCCGGCGATCTTCTTACCGGGACCGGCCAGGCCGAGGATGGCGCCGGCCAGGATGCGTTCGCGCGTGGCGCACTGACTCGGGCTACGTGCCGATTCATCCGTCTGCGGGTCGTCGATCAGCACGAGCGACGGCCGGACACTCGATCCGTCCGCCCGCTTGTGCTTCATGCCGCGAATCCGACCGGTGATCCCTGCCACGCGGATGATGGCCCCGGACGCCGCGCTGCCGGGGATCGTGGGCAGCACGATCTCGCGGGCGGTCCAGCCGATGTGCGTCTGCTTGCCCTGGTAGAGCTGGCCGGCCGACCGCTGGTGGATGCCTTCGAGCCTGTGGATCGGGAAGACGACCTCGGGGAAGTCGGCGAGCAGTCGCTCGTTGTTCTCCAACTCGGCCTTGATCGAGTCGAGCATGTTGGCGGCGTGCTCCTCATCGGCGCCGATGAGGGCGACGAACTCGCGATGGCCGTAGACCATCGCCCACAGGCAGGCCGTCTCGCACAGGCTGGTCTTGCCCGATCCCCGGGGCATGGCCATCGCGAAAAGGCCGCCGGCAAGAACCGCCAGTTCGATCTTGGCGATGACCTTCAGGTGATCCGGGGACCACGGCAGGTGAAACGTTTGCGGGAAGTACTGCTCGCAGAAGAACCGGAAGTCCCTCGCGGCCTTGGCCTTTCGCGGGGGATCGGCCACGGGCGGCAGCTCGCCGATGTCGCGGCCGGCGAGCGACAGCGCGAGGTTGCGTTGCCGCGCCCGTTCCTTCAGGGCCTCGTAGCCGGTGGGACCATCGGGCTCCGGCCGCGGCGCGTGGCGCTCCTGGACGAGCCAGGCGACGTAGCGGATCAGATCGATGGTCCGGCCGTCGCCGATGCGAAGCCCCGCGCGGCTGCGGTGGCGCAGCAGCTGCCGTTCGCTGATCACCTCGCCCCAGGAGTTCAGCAGTTGGACCAGTTGCGCCGGTTTCAGATGCCTCGGGTCAATCGCCACCGGCGGACATCTCCTTCACGAGCCATGCGGCATAGCGCACGAGGTTGATCGTCCCGTCCGCGTTCGTGGGCATCCCGGCCTCGATGTCGGCCTCGATCTGTTCCGGTGTCACCGAACGGCCACCTGCGGCCGACAAAAGGCGGGCGGCGTCCGCCACGGCGATCGCGGTCGGGTTCATGCGCGCGGGCTCGCCCATTCACGCCGCCTCCTGCCGACATGAAGTTCGGTCACACCGCATGTCGGTACCGGTGAGTACGGTGCAGCCGAATCTTCGAGAAATCGCAGATTCTCCGGGGAATTGCCTTCCCTTTCGCGAAACATGAGGTAAGTCATGCACAACGAAAGGAGACGAACGATGACGACGAACGCCAACAACAAGACTGCCGCCGAGACGTATGCCACGCGACGCCACGAGGTCGCTCGGCTGATGGATGTCCTGGAGATGGAACTGAAGAAGTACGACGACCAGGCCGCCGCCAAGCCGAAGGACTGGGGCTTTGCGGGCACGATGGCGCACGTCCGTGAATGCCTGATCGACCTGGTCGAGGGGCTCTCGGGGATCGAGCGCAGCGAGATCGAGAGGTTTCTGAGCGAGTGATCGCAGAAAGGAAACGACCATGACCACGAAAGACATGAGCGATTTGCTGGAAGGCCTGTTCAACGAGATCGCCGGCTGTGAGGACGACGACGAGATGACGCCGGCCGAGTTGGACCCGGACGGGACGCTGTACGAATGCCAGGCCTCGTCCTTCCGGGACTGCGGGCTGCTGACGTCCAACGACGGCGTGGTCCTGACGCTTCGCGACGGGACCGAGTTCCAGATCACGATCGTGCGATCGCGGTAGGGGATTGGAACGCCAGGGGCCCGGCCAGCCCGAACACGGCCAGAGGAGACAATGCCATGAAGAAGGACCAGATTCAGATCGGCGGCCTGTACACGGCCAAGGTGAGCGATAAGGTTGTCACGGTGCGGATCGACAGCGTCAACAGCCACGGCGGCTGGAACGCGACGAACACCGCCACGGGCAAACGCATCCGCGTCAAGAGCGCCCAGCGCCTGCGGGCCGAGGCCAAGGGCGGCAAGAAGAAGGCCGCCGAGGCGCCCAAGCCCGACGTAACGCCCACCGTCGAGATCGTCACCGGCCAGCCGGTGCCGGAGCCCGCCAAGCGCGAGAAGAAGACCCGCAAGACGGCCGCCGACAAGCCCAAGCGGGTCAGCGCCCTGGACGCCGCCGCCGAGGTGCTCAAGGCGGAAGGCAAGCCGATGCGGGCCAAGGACCTGATCGACGCGATGGTCGCCCAGGGCCTGTGGTCCAGCCCCAACGGCAAGACGCCCGAGGCCACACTGTACGCCGCCATGATCCGAGAGATCCGCAAGGCGGTCGAGACGGGCACCGTCTCCCGGTTCCGCAAGATCGATCGCGGCCAGTTCGAGTACAACGAGCATTACGCCTGATCGGTTACACATGACGCCTTCTCCTCCGACGCCTCGGCCTCGACCGGGGCGTTGCTTCGGCCTGAAATCCTCTCCGCCTTGCGTCCCGTAAACTTCTCCCACCTGACAACGATGACATCGCAGTACAGCGGATCGAGTTCCATCAAGTACGCGCGCCGGCCCGTCTGCTCAGCAGCGATCAGCGTGCTGCCCGAGCCGCCGAACAGATCCAGTACGTTCTCGCCAGCCCGCGATGAGTACTGCATGGCCCGCACCGCCAGCTCGACGGGCTTCTCCGTCAAATGGATCATGCTCTGCGGGTTGACCTTCTTGACCGACCAGACGTCCACGGCGTTGTTCGGACCGAGGAAGACATGGGCCGCGCCTTCCCGCCAGCCGTAGAAACACCACTCGTGGTTGCCCATGAAGTCCTTGCGGGTCAGGACCGGATGCTCCTTCACCCAGATGATCGCCTGCGAGAAGTAGAGCTCGCAGCGCTTGAGCACCGGCGGGTAGTTCGCGCAATTGGCATAGCCGCTCCAGATGTAGAAGGCCCGCCCGGGCTCGAGCACCCGGGCCATGTTCCCGAACCACGCATCCAGCAGCCGATCGAACTCCTCGTCGCTGACGAAGTCATTGGCCAGCGGACGATCCTTGGGCCGCAGCTTGTGGTGCGTGGGTCTGGCGATCTCAGGACGCCGCGCCAGATCAAAACCCTGATGGTGCGTGACGCCTGCTTCGCCGAACGACGACAGGCCAGCCGCGATCGCGTTGTTGCTCCGGGGCTCCACCTTCACGTTGTACGGCGGATCGGTATTGACCAGATGAATCCTCTGTCCATCCAACAGATGGTCCACATCCTCGGGCCGCGACGAGTCGCCGCACATCAGACGGTGGTTGCCCAACAGCCAGATGTCACCTGACTGTGTGGTCGCCTCGTCTGGTGGCTCGGGTACCTCGTCGGGATCGGTCAGCCCCTGTTGGACGCCCGGGTCGAGCAGCTTGGCCAGGTCGTCGGCGTCGAATCCGAGCAACGACCAGTCGATGCCAGCGCCCTGGAGCTCGGCCAACTCGATCGGCAGCAACTCCATGTTCCACTCGGCCAACTCGGCCGTCTTGTTGTCCGCGATCCTGTACGCCCGGATCTGTTCGGGCGTCAGGTCGCGGGCGACGTGAACGGGCACCTCGGCGAGCCCGAGCTTCTGCGCCGCCTTCCATCGCGTGTGCCCGCAGACAATCACGCCGTCGGTATCCACCACGATCGGTTGGCGGAACCCGAAGCGGCGGATGGACTCGGCGACGGCATCGACCGCCGCGTCGTTGATCCGGGGGTTCTTCTCGTACGGCTTGATGTCGGCCAACGGCCGAAGGGTGATTTCCATCGATGACCTCCGTGTCACGAAGATGCCGCGATGATCAACAACGTCGAAGCCGTCGGCAGGACGTCCGCCTGGATGTCCACATACCCGATGTTCTTGAGGTCCCCGATCTCGAAGATCAGCGGCTGTGCCTTGCCCGCCGTCGGATTGGCGACCGCGCCGGACGCGGACATGTAGAAGTGCGTGTTGTAGTCCGGCGATGGCGTCCAGTTGTGGGCCGGGAACCAGGTTTCCGCGACGCCGGTGATGGGGTTCTTGGCGATCGGGCTGTGGTAGTCGAAGGCGAGCTGGCCGTCGGCCATGATCCAGCCGTGCGGCTTGGCGATGCTGCCTTGGTTGCCGGGCACGACCGGGGTGTTCACATCGCCGAACAACGGCCAGCCGGCGATCTGGATGTCGGCCGTGGCATCCGCCGTGATGCCCTTGATCCAGAACCACAGCAGCATCCGTTGGACATCTCGCACATCGAGCAGTCGCTGGACCGTCGCGAGCCGATCGTAGGTCAGATCAGCGGGGTTCCACGTCATGCCCTGGCTCGCCCTCGGGATGGACTTCCACATCTCCGGGGCCCGCAGCGTTCGAATGAGTTCGACCTTGGCCATCGCAATGCCTCCTTGGCTTTCACCGCCGACCGGCGCTGTGCCGCCGGCGCGGTCATCCGTGACCTATCCGTTCACCTCGGGGCCGCCCGGCGTCGCCAACGTGGCGACGGGGCGCCCCAGGGGTACCGACCGTACGCCCGGGCGACGACGATCGCCCAGAGTGGCCCCCAACGCGTCCCGTGGCCGCCCTGGGTGCCGCCCGGCGGCGGTCGGACCGGCAAAACAAATTCGGTTGGGGTTGGGAGCTGTTCCCGGCGGCCAAACCCGCCCCGTTTTCGCGGAAGTACCTATGCATTCGTTTCACGCGTTGCACCGCCTTGGCTTCTTGACGCGTCGCCGAGCGGAATCCACCTATTCATCCCTGGTCCTCCATCCGCGGCGCTGGCGACCAGCGCATGGGGTCCTGATATCGCCACGCGTGAACAATCCCGTATGTGAACTCCTCGATGTCGTCAGCCGTCGCGCCGCTGCGAAGCCCCTCGATCGCTACGGCCAGACCCTGCTGAAACCCTCGGCGGTAGGCTTGCTCGACTTCCGCGGGCAGCCGGTTCCATTCGTCCGCCATCACGGGCAGGCTGTCCTCGAACCCATTGCGGGGCTTGGGTCTATGCTTTGCCATCTGGATTCCTCTCGGTAACGAGATCAGGCTCATCGTGTGCGCGCGCACGCGCGCGCCCATACATGCCCGGGATGTGCTCATAAGGGTTCATCAGTTTCGCTGGAGCGCTTCGCCGAAGCGCGCGCGCTCCAGCGACCCCAGGGGGCGTCGCTCGAGCGCACGCCCCTGGGGGGTGTGGGGGGTGTGCGCGCGCACGAGCGAAGTCGGCTTCGACGGGTTCGGAAGTTCGTCGGAGCGCTTCGGCGAAGCGCTCCAGCGATGCGCGCACGAGCGAACGGGGAGCCGGTTTCACGAACGGACCTCCTGTTCTGTGGACGGCGGGACGGTCGCATAAAGCACCTGATGCGCCTTGCCCACCCGCCGGCGGTGGATCAACCCACGGACCTCGGCGATGTCCAGCAGGTCCGCGATCCGCCTCCAGGACAGCCCGGGGACATCCGCCGCCCGCGCGCGGATCTCCGCCTTGGTCGCCGGCTGGTCCGACAGGAACGTCTCGACGAACCGTTCGACGTTCCATGCCGGGGGCTCCGAGGATTCCTTCGCATCTGCCTTCGCCCGCTTCGGCTTCTCGCTCTTGAGCCTCGCGGGATCGAGGTCGGGGGCGGGCCTCCACAGCGGGAACGACCACCGCAAGACTCTGGGCTCGACCGGCGGCCACGACCGGACGGCGGCCTCCAGCACGACCGCCCCGGGCTCTTCGTGCGGCCGGAGCACGAGGTGGGCGTCCGCCGCCCGGCTCTGGCTGCCGGCGCCGGCCCCGACGTCGGTGACGGCCTTGGCCGACTGGTTGCCCTTGGTCGCGTGGTGGATCAGCACGAACGCGCAGCCCAGCCGATCGGCCAGGGCGTCAAGGTGGTTGTAGATGTTGGCCATCGTGCCGTTGTCGTTCTCGTCCATGTCGCGCGGCATGAAGCGATAGAAGGCGTCGAGCACGACCAAGGCGAAGCGGCCGGGGGCGACCGACTCGAAGTACGGGCCCAGCGAGAAGATGTCGCGGAGCTGGCCGCGCAGGCTTTGCACGCTCATCGTCTCGGCGATCTCGTTCATCCCGATCCGCAGGCACTCGGCGACCTGCGGGATGCGGTGGGCGAGCGTCTCGGGGTGCAGCTCGTTGTCGAGGATCAGCACGTCGCCCCGGACCGTTTCGAACGTGTCGAGCCAAAGGCGCCCCGTGGCGATCGCCATCGCCAGCGCCAGAACCAGCCAGCTCTTCCCGGTCTTGGGCGGCGCGATGACATTCATCGTCTCGCCACGGCGCAGCAGGCCCTGGAGGACCGGGGCACGCAACATCCGGTACGCGGCCATCAGTTCCCGCACGGTCAGCGGCTGGTTCCTGACCGGCACGTCGCGATCCTGGTCCCAGTGGTTCTCGACCAGCGCGACGGCGACGCCGTCCGGCTCGTAGCGGGCGATGCTCGCCGCGATCCGCTCGACCTCACGTGCCGGCAGCGGGGGCGCGCAGCGATCGGCATTGGCCTGCCGCAGGGCGGCGCCGATCTCGGCCTGCGACATGCCCACGCGGCGCATCGCGCCGGCCAGCCGGGCCAGCGTGGCATTGCGATGGCCCCGGGGGATCGCATTCGCCGGTGTATCGGGTTGAACCGTGCCGTTGGCCGCGGTCAGGGCGTCGAGCTGCCCGGTCAGCCAGGCCGGCGGCTCGGGCAGCCGGGCCGGCGAGACGGTCAGTTCGTGGCCGTCGCGCCAGCAATACGACCCGCCTCCCACGGTAGACGGCGGTACCAGCACGTAGCCGCCGTGGGCGCGCGAGTCGACGTGCGGGGCGAGCCGGCCGGCCGTGTTCCGCCACGAACGGCCCTCGGGCTGCCGGAAGAAGTAGTGCCGTCCGCCCCGTGGCGTCAGCGACTGCGGGGCGATCTCGAGGTCAGCCCGTTGGGCCGGCTCATCGGCGAGCCAGGGGTTGTCCCGCCCGTCCACGTCGATCGCGAGCAGGTCGTCAGTGCGGATGGCGACGTTTGCATCAGGGTGGCGCATCCACCAGCCCGTGATCCGTTCGGCATCGGTGGTGGCTTCCAGCAGGCCATGCGCGGGAAGCGGCGTCTTGCCGCCGGGAACGCAGGGGAACACCGGATAACCCAATTCGGCGTACCATAGCGCCGCATGGAGCATCGCGCTGTCGCAATCCATTGCCGGCACACTCCTCAGAACGGAATCGAGTCCTCATCGCCCAGGGGGGCGTACTCCGGCAGGCCCTCCTCCGATTCGAGCCTTGGCGGCTTGTCGCCCAGCCTGTGGCTGACGACGCGGTCGTACTTCTCGCCGGACTTGTGCTCGACGGTGACGGCCAGCGTCCTGGCCAGGGCGCCGGCGTGGGCCAGCTCGACGGCCTCGGCGGCGTCATTCGGTACCGACTCGACGGAGCGGGCCCGCCACCAGGATTCCGCCTTCTGGCGGGCGTAGCCGGTGTGCTCGAAGCAGACCCATTCCGATACGTACTGGTTGAAGCCGATGCGGTAGTCGACGCGCATCGTGCGTGGCGCATCCGGCGGTGCATCCCGTTTGGTGTGAACGGCGTAGAAGACGCTCGCGACTTCATGCTCGGTGCGGCTCGCCGGGTCGGACAGGATGCTCTCGCTGCTGGCCTCCGCATCGTGCTTGGCCCGCTCCGGCGGTGGGAACTCGTACCCGCACTGCGGGCACATGCCGTAGCCGGCCGCGATCACCTCGTGGCACTGCGGACACTCCTTGGCCGGCGTGTGGCCCTGGCCCTCCCGGGGCGCCTCGATGCGGATCTGATCGACCGGCCCGTGGCGCAGAACGTTGCCGCCGAAGTCCAGCACGAGGCAGTCGGTCTTGCCTTCGTGCAGGCGGAATCCTCGCCCTATGCACTGATAGTAGAGTCCCGGCGAGAGCGTCGGGCGGACCAGGGCGATGCAGTCGATGTTCGGGGCGTCGAAGCCGGTCGTCAGCACGTTGACGTTGCATAGGTATTTGAGGCTTCCGTCGCGGAACCGCCGCAACGTCTGGGCCCGTTCAAACGGCAGCGTCTCGCCGCAGACGAACCCGCATTCGGCGCCGTGGCGTTCCCGCAGGACGCGCACGATATGCTCGCCGTGCCGGACGCCCGAGGCGAAGATCAGCACGGACTTTCGGTCAGCCGCGTGCTCCACGATCTCGCGACAGGCCGAACGAACGAGGGCGTCATCGTCCATGAGGTCCTCGACCTCGTTGGCGATGAACTCGCCGCCGCGAACATGAAGTTGGTCGTAATCGGGCCGCTGCGAGCCCGACTTGGTTCGCAGGGGGCAGAGGTAGCCCTGCACGATCAGCTCGCGAACGCCGATCTCGTAGCAGATGGCGTTGAGGATGTTCTCGGGCGCGCAGATCATGCCCGACTTCATGCGGAATGGGGTCGCCGTTAGCCCGATCACCCGCATCTGCGGGTTGATGACCTTCGCGTCGGCCAGGAACTGCCGGTACATCCCCTCGCCGTCGGGCGGAATGAGATGGGCTTCATCGACGATCGCCAGGTCCACCGGCCCGATGTCGCAGGCCCGCTGGTAGACCGACTGGATGCCGGCGATCGTCACGGCGTAGCCGAGGTCCCGACGTTTCAGGCCGGCGGAGTAGATCCCGAACGGCAGGTCCGGCGCCATCGTGCGAAGCTTCTCGGCGATCTGCTCGAGCAGCTCCTTGACGTGGGCCAGGATCAGCACCCGACCGTCCCACATCTGGACGGCGTCGCGGCAGATCGTCGCCATCACCGCGGTTTTCCCCCCGCCCGTGGGGATCACGACGCACGGGTTGTCGTCGCGGCCGCGAAGGTGGGTGTAGACGGCCTCCACGGCCTCACGCTGGTACGCTCGCAGTTCCATTTGCATCGATCTCCGTGATCTCGACGATCGTCTTGCCGTCGGGGACAACCGCGCCGCGCTTGATCACCAGCTCGTCGATCTGGCTGTCGTCGTGGAAGGCCTCGCCTTGCTGAAGGGCGTCGAGCAGGGCCTTCTGCACGTTGTCCAGGTCGCGTCGGCGTGCATCGGGCGGGAACACCGTCACCCGCATGACAAGCCGCCCGCCCAGGGGTTGCGCCCGCTGCGCCGCGAGGAGCGCTACCACCTCCTTGCGGTAGCGCCGGCCCTCGCGGCTGATCAGCGTGCGCCAGCCCACTCGCCGCCAGTAGTGGTTGACCGACGGCGGATACGGCAGCTCGTAGGTGCGGGTCACTTCTGCCACGGCGCCTTCCCGTTGTTGCCGGCCGGCGCCGCCGGACGCGTCCCGTTCCCGTCCTTCTTGGCGTAGCCCTTGATCACGTTGGTGATCTCGTCAGTATCCGAACGCTTCTTATGGGCGACGGTGATGATCAGCGGGAGGTCGTGCAGCTCGACGCTGTCACGGGGCGCCATGACGCCCACCGCGCGGCAGATGGCCGACAGCTCCGCCCGGGCGTACTTGACCGTCTCGGCCTTCGGGTTGTCGAGGTTCAGGCGGGTCCACACCAGCCGGCCCTTGAACTCGCCCTCGAGAATCTGGAACGTCAGCTCCAGATAGTTGCCGGCACCCGACTTCGTCGGCTTCATCTGCGATCCGCTGATGATCGCCAGGTACTTGCCGGCGGGAATCGGATCGAATCCGACCGACGGGTCCACTTCTCGCGCATCAAAACCATTCAGGTTTGCCATTGCTTACGCTCCTTGCTCTGCAGGTTGTTCCGACATAGCCAACGGGTTCTCGCCGCGAACGAACGCGGCGTAGATGCGATAGTCCAGGGGGATCTCGTCCGGCAGGCTCAGCCGGTTCTTGGCGACATGGGCAGGGCGCTCGGTCGTGCGGATGATTCGCTCGCCCGTGCCGATGCCCTTGTGCCTGTCCTGGCCGAACTGCTCGCCGACCTTGCGGGTGTGAACGCGATACGTGGCGAACAGCACCTCGTCGCACCACTCCTGCACGAGGGCCGAGGCCAGCTTGTGCAGGCGGGGCACATAGCGGTCATAGGCGTCGGTCTCGGGGTTCTCGAATCGCTCGATCTTGGCGTGGGCGATCAGAATGGCCTGCATGCCCCGATCGGTCCGCAGGGCGTTGAGGCCTTCGAGCACCTCGCGCCACTGCGTCAGCGCGAACGTGTAGCCCTTCTGGTAGCCGATGTCCTCGATGCTCTCGACACCCCGGGCCCGGCAGACCTCGGCCCAGATCAGGCGTTCGAGCCAGTCGAGGCTGTCGAGCACGACCGTGCCGAATTCGTGCGGCGCGGTGTAGAGCTCGGCCAGGGCGCTCAGCACGTCGCCGTACTTCGCCGCCAGCGGAAACCGCTCGCAGTCGATGCCGCCGAGCCCGTCCTCCGTCTGGATGAAGACGGGGCGATCGGCCATCGAGCCGAACGTGGATTTGCCGATGCCCTGTGTGCCGTACACCAGCACGCGCCGGGGCATCTCGGCCTTGCCTCGTTGGATCTGATTCATAAGGCTCATGGTTCCTCCTTGTCTGTTCGTGACCGTGAATCCGGACTCGGGGCCGGTACAGGTCGTCCCGACTGCGGTGGGCTTCCGGCGAAAGGCCTCCGCAGCCACACCATCCGGCCCCGGGTCGGGGCTCACAGCCGGTCGATCGTTCGCAACGCCTCGTAGCGCGTCGGCCAGATGCCGGTTGCCCGGCACCGGGACAGCTGTTGAAGGTCGCTTTCGTTCTGCTCTTGGGCGGCATCGAGCACGGCGGGGCTGATGCGCCACACGCCGCAGCGATAGGGTTCGCGCTTCTCGACGGCGATCAGGTGGACGGGCAGGATGCGGCCGCTGACCCGCGCGACCAGCGCCCGGTAGAACGCCAACTGGTGCATGTAGCCGAACGCCGATGCCGAGAGCTCGAAGCTGTCGATGGTGTCGGCGGTCTTGAGGTCCACGATCCCCTGATCGCGATCGGCGCTGATCCAATCGATCCGCGCCTGGCACGCGTGGCCCTCGTACTCGCAGCGAACCACACCCTCGGCCGAGCCGTCGGCCAGCAGCTCACGGGCAAGTTCATGCCCCTTGACCGCCGCCGCCATCTGTTCCACGAGGGCGGCCTGGTCGTCGCTGAGTACGGCCTTGCTCTGCTGCGCCGCCCACTCGGCAAAGGCCTTCGTGTTCGACCCGAACGGCTGGCCGGTCTTCGGATTGATCGGGCCTCCGACGGCGAACTCGCGGGCGTAGCGTTCGCGCCCTTCGAGGATCAGCGTGTGGGCCGCACGCCCGATCAGATAGAACGTGCTGTCGTGATCGGGGATCAGGCCGAGCTGCTTCTTGCGGTACAGCAGCGGGCAGCGTCGGAAGTCGGCCAGGGCGTGGGCGCTCAGGTAGTCCTTGGCCTTCGCGTGGTATACCTCTGCGGGCTCGCGGATCAGGAAACGAAGGTCGATGCCGTTCTTGGGGGTCATGATCTCCTCGGGGTAGATGTCCCTCTGGCTTGTCCCTTGGCCGATCCGCACGAGCGGAAGGCATTTGTTGGTTCTCACAGGCCGGCCTCCTCGAGTTCGCGCTCGGCTTCCGCGATCTCGCGGCGACGCTGTTCCTCAAACGCGGATGGTGACCGCAGGCGCCGTCGTCGCGGCCCCGCCGCGGCGGCGTGCGAGGCGGCCTCGCACAAGTCGAAGTAGCGGGCGTCCGCGTCCGCCAGTGCCCGGCCGAACTCCTCGAGCCACCGGGCGGTGGTGAAGATCTTGCCGCCGATCCGCATGTGCTGGAGGCGAACGCGATCGCCGTTCCGCGACCGTACGCCGCGCCGGCACCAGCGCCAGATGCAATTCGCCGACGGTCGGCCCGGCGCGATATTGGCCGCCTCCGTCAGGGTGATGTGTGCGTCTGTGATCGTTTGCCCGTGCATCGAAACCTCCACGGCCTTGCCGGCCATGCATCCTCTGCACGGGTTCTTACAACACGATTTCGCGCGGTAACTCGGTAACTCCAGTTACCGCGCTACAAGCGGCTGGCGAGATGCGTAACAGCCCATGTGACAAGCGGTTACGAATTCGCAGAAAAATGTGGAACGAGGCCGGGCTGCCGAGTTTGGTAACTCGACAGCCCGGCGCAAAGCTTCGCGCTGGCGTGACGACGGGCGTCAGCCGATCTTCCGCATGATCTCAACCACCTTGGCGTGGTCGCGTTCGGCGTAGACGGCGTCGGTGATCTGCGCACTGGCGTGGCCCAAGGCCAGTTGGGCGGCCTCCAGGCCGAACTCGCGTCGGAGCAGCGTCGCCGCGTTATGACGGAGTTGGTGGGGATGCCAGCGGTGCGCCCGTTGCCACTCCAAAAGCTGCTCCTTGAGCTCGGGCTTCTTCTTGAGTCGCTCACGCCAGGCCTTCTTGGTCTCCTTCTTCTCGCGGCCGAAGGGCAACGGCGGCGGGTATGCCCGGTCACACGCGTAGCGAATCGCCTGGGCATACGTGTTCGTTGTGTAGCGGTCGCCAGGCGAGCAGGCTGGCTCATCGCGGCGATTTGTGCCGGGACGATTGCCGCAAGAAAGCGGCGTCGTTCGCGCGGCGTGCAGCGCCTCACGACGTTCGGCCTCCGCGTCCGCCGGGCTGAACAGGAATGCGGTGGTCGGGCGGTTGCCCAGGAATGGTCGGATGACCGCTTGGGCGCGGGGGCCGAAGTAGATGATGCGATCGTGCTCGCGATGGACGTTCTTGTGTCTTTCCGGGCGGTAGGTCCAGATGCCCGCCTTCTCGTCGATCTCCAGGTCGCAGGCTCGCAGTTCGAGCAACTCCCCGGGGCGTGCCCCGGTAAGGAGCTGGAGATCGACCAGGGCCCTGACCGGGCGGCTGAGCAGCGGCAGCGTAGCATCAAGCAGCGGTTGCGATACCGGCCCCACCTTACGGCCTTCGCGGGCGGTGGTACGGCCGCGTTTGAGCGGCTCGAGCGTGCAGAGCGCCTGATAGACCGACGCGGGCACCATCTCGCGGGCCACGGCCCACTTGAACATGTGGCGAATGCGCTGGACCTGGGAGTTGATGAACTTGCGTGCCCAGGCTCGACGCGGTGGAACGGCCCCCTCGTCGCCGCGAATCATCTCCTCGCGAAGGAGACGCAGCTTCTTGGGGCCGAACTCGGCCGCGAGTGTCTGGCCGTAGTACTGGCGCATCAATCGCAGTGCGCAGATCAAAGCCTGCGTGTGCTTGGGCCGGTAGTACTCCTCGGCCCATCGCCAGTAATCGCGGACCAGTTCCGTGATCGTCACGCTCGTGGTGGTCGCGGAGCAGGCTCCCGCAGAGTCATTGGCAGGCAATCGGCGGCCAGCGGCCTCCCATTGGGCGATGATGCGGTGATACGCCTCACGGCTCTCAGGCGTGCCATGCTCGCCGAGCCAGTAGTCGCGGCGTCGCCGCGTTGCGGCATCCGTGAGAGTGACCAGTGCCTGGCTGTAGCCTTTGCGCTTACGGTAGGAAGGAACCTTCGTCGGCAT